CAAACCAAACTCATGGTTGACTCAAGGCCAGCCCTTTTAACTTATGGTTGACTGTTGGTTGACTCTAAGTTGATATAGTTTAATTACATTTAACCTGGTTCTGAGTCGCGCAATTAATAATGAAAGAACTCGACGGGGTAAATTTCGTTTTTTGTCCTACTACGATACCCACTCAGATTTTTGTGGTGAATTATTCTGTACTAACAGTAAACTTTTCGATTAACTCAAGTGTCCCTCTTAGTTTACTGGAGAGGGCTCTCAGTATAGGTACGAGAGCTTTGGGGTTGTTCTTCATGAACTTGACGGCATCTTCTTCTTTGAGGACTCGAAGGACCACACGTTCACTAATAGCTTTACAAGTAGCCGTGCGTGGTGTCCTTTCGAGCCATCCAATCTCTCCGAAGACCTCGTTTTCTTTGAGAGTAGCGAGGTAGCCGTATCCAGCTTTACTGACTTCTACTTCACCTTCATCTATGATATAGGCTTCAAAACTAAGTTCTCCTTCCTTGAGGATGACTTGGTTTTTCTTGAAGTAGACAGTCTTACTCATCTGTTAGTAAGTTCTAAGCTTCACAGGCTTCTGTTTAGGGGGTTTTTTTCTTACCTTAGCCTTGGGCTTAGGATTAGGATAACCTTTCAATTTAGGCATACTCTTAGAGTCCTTTATGGTTACGGATTTCTCCTTTGTTGGAATCATAAGGGAATCGAGTGGAAACTTTTCGTACTCCCTTATTTTTTACTGTCCTTGAACTTGTATCTCGCGGAGGAGGAACAGGATTACGCCTCCCAAGGCTCGAATTGAAGTCCCCCGAACTTGTGTTTCCTGATATCTTTGATGCTCTCATTTTCTAGCTCCTTGTATTTATGATTACGTTCTACTTTCCTAGTTCTGAAACGCTTGTCTCTGAACATCTTGTTGATCACTTGGTTCTCAAGTTCATACTTAGCTTTCTTGTCTATTATTCTCACATTATTGTCCTTTTATAAGGGACACATCCTAGATTAAAATAAGGAGGAACAGTACGTTTTTCTTCTTCAGCTTTCTTAAAGAATTCATTATGTTTCTTTACACACTCTTGGTGACTTTGAAACGTACCTATTATTTCTCCATGTTGAATTTGAACAGGAGCAGATGTAAGATTTAAATGTATTACTATAAGTAACCAGATCATACCCTAACCCACACGTTTTCATCTTCTTGACTTACTTCAGCAGTATTCATAAATGATTTTATATTTTCCTCTAGTTCTTCTACTCTACGGTCATTATAGGCTATAGCTTCATCAGCAGCCATCTGTTCTACCCAGTAGTTAACTCCCATAGCGAGAACATCTATTCTATCGTCATACTGGAGTGAACCTTTATCTCTGGTAAGACGAGTCATTTGATAAAACAATTGTCTACGAGGCTCTTCTTTATTCTCCTCGTAGTCTCTNTCAGCTTCAGTTAAACTTATAATCAACCTATGCTGATTCATTATAGGCTCTAGTACGTCTATAATCCTTGCTTCCTTTTGCTTGGAATGCTTGATTTCTTCTACATGACACTGGTGAAACTGGTTTAATACAGGTTTGAACAGCTCTGTATACATACCATCACCGAAATTAGCCTCTATTTCTATGGTATTAACCTTATGTTCTTGTGCTATCAGGGCTAACTTGCGTAATGTAGGCTTATCGTAGCCACCTTTCAGTCCACCTATAGCTAATACAAAGATTCTACCGTTTAATATCTTGGTAACAACGTATCCTGTCTCATCAGCACCTCTACCAGCAGGATCTATGTGCATGGCAGCACCAGTATACTCGTAGTAATCTGTAGAAACCTCGAAAGGCTTGTAGAAATAGTCTCCTGATAGGCCAACCGCAGGTAAATCCATGAGTTCATCACGCGCCCATTGGACTCTACCAGGAGATTTTTCAGTATTTAGAGGGATTACAAGTAGATCTCTGAGTTTAAGTGGGTATCTCTGGTCATCTTCACCGGAAGTATCCAACATAAACTGTAAGGCAAACCCTGATTTACCATAAGATGCTTCTCTTTCTACTAAATCTANGTCATCGAACCTGAAAGGGTCTGTGGGCTCGTTTACGGTCTTTTCTAATGTAGAGATGAATGGGGCTAGCTTAGTCCCATAAAACGTCTTTAAACGGCTCTCAGGCATCCTGGCGGGCCATATACGACACTTGTAACCTCTAGTCTGGAGATTAGTGTAGAGACTCTCTTCAACTTGAGGTGTCCCTAAGTAGACTATACGTCCCACTTTTGGCATTACTACAGCATCGAACTCTTTAACTACTTCTCCTAACTTATCTCTCATTACCTGAGTAAGAGCATTACTTAGAACTTCAACATCATCAGCAATAATAATATGAGCACGAGAACCTACTATCTGACCGGTGATACCGACAGACTTAACGCTAGGAGCATGAGAAGCCCTAGAGGGAGCAACATCAAAAGCAACATTAGAACTTCTCTGATCCTCTCTTGCCCTGAGATGTTGGAGGATAGGCATTTCATGAATGATTCTTTTAGTAAACGTAGAAAAGTCATCTGACCTCTGTTTAGATGCGGATACTACAAGGAACTTTAGTTGTGGATCACATAGTAACTTCCATACAACAAAAGCAGAAGTAATCCAAGATTTACCGACTCCTCTAAAGGCCTGGATAATAAGTCTCTTAGGCCCACTCTGGAGATACTCAGCGATGTCATATTGTATAGGAGTAGGATCAGGTAAAGCGAGATGCTTCCAAGCAAGATAGAGAAAATTACGGAAGTCATCTTTAATTAACTGAAGCTGACTCTTGTTTTCTAGGCGTTTCGTCAAAAGGTAATTCCTCGACTAGTGATTTTATATCCTCGTTATTAGTACCAAGGCACTCAATATTGTTGTCTCTGAGGAACTGCCTTGCCACATTGAGATGTGCAGGGGTAGCCTCACCTGACTTGATATTTTCAGCAAGAGTTCTCGCAAGTAATCCATGAAGTTCTCCTAAGTCATTTACTGTACCGTTACTCATCGGATAATCTCCTTACTTTATCTTCAACTTTATCCAGCATACTCTTTTCTCTTTCACATACTTCTTTATAAATATCATTATTCCTGCTAATTTTAGATAAATCTTTAGAGACAACTTCAGGAGGATTACTTTCCATAAGCCACTTCTTAGTTTTCTCATTCAGTCTAACTTCGTCATACCATAGACATTCTTTAGAATAATAATCATCATGATCATAAAATCCTATAGCAAAGTTAGCAGCAGGAGCTACTAATTCTGGAAGGATACTACATCCCATCGAGAACGTCAGGCATACCAACACGATCCCTAACTTTAGCCTTAGCTTCATCTATCTCTTTCTCCACTTCTACTCTAGCAGCCATCCCTTTAGGATGATTAATATTATTAAAGATATTACCTGCTAACCAGTTAAATATAGGCCAGATAGTTCCTAGTACTGGAACTTTCTGTACCCACCTGTCAGGAAGTGACCCAGTAATAGCTGTAAATACAAGAACTACTTCACCGGCTATTTGAAACCATGCCTGATTCATGAACATTTCCATTACAACATTTCTCCTTTTTATTAGTTTTATCTTGTTTACATACAGTAATTTTACAGTTATGACAATAATAGTCCTTATACCATTTAGAATCTGTCATACCTTGAGATACCTGTTGCATTTCTTCTGAACACTCTTCACACTTTACTGGCAAACGTAAGCACCAAATAAAATTCCAACTACAGCCATAAACATCATAGATTTCCAACAACACCTATTCATTATATCCATCAGTCAGTCTCCTTATATCAGTTATTAAAGAACAGGGGATCATAGCAGTTCCCTTATAAGTCTTATTATCATTCTCCTTATTATAAGCTAATATAACATAGTCATCTTTATAACTTAAGAAAAAACCTATAGTATCATAATAGACTTCTTTAATCTCAAGTGTATCTACTGTAACTTCATCTGGATGATCTACAGCATCTTTCCATGTAATAATAACAGGAGTATCTTTTTCAACCTTCTTAATTAGTAGAAGTAATTGAGTTTGTTTCATAACTTTCATTTTGTTGTCAAACCTAACCAGGCAGCAGCAGCTCCTAATGCTGTAGCTATAGCAGTACCTATCCCTTGTACTGTCTTTATTTTTGTTTCTATTCTATCAACTCTAGTATGAACACGTTTTATTGTGTTCTCATTTGAATCTACTTCCTTACTAAACTGGGATAACAATTCATCTATTCGCTTAAAACGCAAAGCCTCCAGATCCTCGTGTGCATTAAACTTATCATTAATAAATTCTTTTAGCTCATTATGCGATTCCGTCATTTACTTTCCCTTTGAGTTACAAGTATGATTGCTAGTAATAATCTCATTTGAATTTAGAATCCACCCAGCATTTTCCGTAATACATCATTCCGATCCATANTGAAAATAAGAACCCTTCGATGTACCCCAAGTCATTCCATATATCTAATACTTCCATATTATT